CCTGGAGTGGAAGGAGGTGTTCCTGGGGCTCGGGGCAATTTGGGGCGTAGCCAAAGCCGTGACGTTTCTCTCGACCGTGATTACCGGGCTTAGGGCGGCAATGGCAGTGCTGCGGGCCGCGAGCGGGGCAAAAGTCATGCTCGATATGGCGGCCGCCACCACGACGGCACGTCTGGCCGGTGTGGCACTCTCCACCTGGATGACGGGTTTTCTTGCCGTGGCCGCCGCCATGGCCGCTCAGCAGGTGTGGAGGCTTGTGGATGCCTACATGGAGATGAAGAAATGGGAGGATGCCGCCAAGGAAGCTTCCAAAACCCGCCTCGAGGTTGAAGATCGGGCGAACAAGAAGGCCCAGGAGCTCGGTCAACGGCTCGGGATCAACATCAACTCCCTTGCGGATTTCAATCGCCTGGTCAAGGAGGGAAAACTGGTCTGGGACGATCAGACCCAGTCATGGAAACGGGCCGAGACGGCGGCCGTAGCCCAGGCCAGGACGGTCGAGCTCACCGAGGAAAAGCTCAAGGCCCTCAAAGAAACCATCGAGGATGTTGGACACGCCTACCGGTCGGTAACCGACCAGACCGCTAAGTATTTCGATTTTGCCGAGGAGAAGTCTAAGGCACTGTCGACGGACGAGCGCAAGAACGTGCACGACTCCATCGAGATCCAGCGGCAGAAGGCGGAAACCCTGCTGAAGCTGGCCCGGGACGAGGCCGACCAAAAGATGGAAATCATCCGCCAGGCGGGCGGCACGGACAAGCAGCAGGCCGAGCTCGCTAAGAAGGTCGCCGAGGACCTCAAGAATTTCAGACTCAAGACTTTGGACGATTGGCTGGCAAAGCTCCAATCCTCCTATGTGCAGGCCCTCTCAGAGGAGAAGCGGTATGCCGAGGAGGTAAAGAGGCTAAAGGACGCTCGCAAGACGGCGGAGATGGAAACCGCCGATATGGTTCGGGAGCTCGCCCGGCGCACCATGAGCGAGGAGCAGGCCTATCTGGACAAGCGCAAACAGGCCATGGAGACGCTCGCCCAGGCCGAATCCATGCTCGCGAGGGCGAAGACCCCGGAGGCGCTGGAGAAGGCCGAGGACCTTGCCAAGAAGGCCCAGGATCAATTTGCGGCACTTGCCGGCGAGGTCAAGCAGGGTGACCAGGTGATCCGCACCGAGGCCCAGACGGTGAAAGAGGCCATCGCCGGGGTGCAGGAAGCGGGCAACGTGCTGGATAAGGCCCTCAAGGCGCAGATTACCGCCGCGGAGACGAGCCGCAAGAACTGGGGGGAGACGGCCAAGGAGATCGAGACCACACTGACGGCGACCAAGGCCAAGATCGATGAGATCAACAACACCCCGATCACTCCCACGGCAACCTTCCAGGTGGATTCCACCGCCGTGGACACCAAGCTGGCCGAGCTGGACGGCAAGGTGACGCATTCGACCCACATTATTCACGTGCAGGAAGTTCGGGAAAGCCAATCGGGGGGATTGATCGAGCGGCTCTCCGGGGGAGGATGGCCGCGCCGGTCCGGGAAGCTCCCCGGCTGGGGCGGTGGGGACCGGATCCGGGCGCTCCTCGAGGCCGGGGAATACGTGGTCCGGAAAGAGGCCGTGGCAAAGTACGGCGTGGCGCTCTTCCAGGCATTGAACAATATGCGTCTGAACCTCCTGGACTTTTTCCGGGTCCCGGCCCTGCCCGAGACGCCCCGGCTCGCCTACGCCGCCGGGGGCATGGCGTCTCCCGGGGCGGACTACGGAACCTTGACTTTGCGGGCCGGGGAGGTCGAGCTCCCCGTCATGGTTCCAGGGCCCGGAGGCCGGGAGATGGTGCGCGAGTTCGAACGCGAGCTCAGAAAGATGAGGCTTACCCGTGGCCGTTAAGTTTGCAATCTACTCGACCGAGAAAGCCGCAAGCCTGAACCCCTGGGCCTACGATCCGGCACCGACCGTGTTCATCGATCTCGGCGAGGACCCCATATGGGGCGAATACGACCCCTATGGAGGCGAGGTCTATCGAGGATCGCGCATCGTCACCCTGGGGGGATCGGTGGACCAGGACTTCGGCGAGTACCCGGCAAGCGCCCGTATCACTCTTACCGTTCGAGATTCCGCCCTGGCCTCGGGGGTTGAAACCAAGCTTAGAAACGCCTACGCCGCCGTGGATGCCGAGTACCGGTTTACCGATACGGTGAACTGCTGGAAGGTGCGGTTCGCAAAACCTCATGGGTTGAAGCTCTACCGGAACCTGTTCTGGAAGTCGGCGTCGAACCAGGATGTGTACAGCTACGAGCTTATCCTCAACGTGGTCTCGAAGGACATCTGATGCCCTACGGAATCAAGGTCGAATTCGACGGATCGGACATTACGGACAAGGTCTCCCGGCTCGAGATCACGGCCGCCCTCGACAGCTACGTCCGGGAGGCATCCGTTGAGATCGCGGACGAGGACCTCTTTGATTCCATCAACTTCGGCCGGATTCCAGACGCCCCGCAACTGGAAATCTACACCCGGGTCGAATCCTCTTGGGTGAGCCAGGGGAAATTCTACGTCGAGCGCCCCACCCACCAGGTGGGCATCCACTCGACCACCACCGGGATCTGGGGGCGGTCCGAGACGGCCCGGCTGGGAGCTCCGTTTGCCCCCAAGGTCCGGAAGGTATGGGACCGGCAGACAAGCTTGTACCGGATATGCGAGGAGATGTGCGAGCTTGCGGGCCTGGCGTGGAGCTCGGCCTATTCCGATATTCCCGATTTCACGGTCTACGCCTACACCTTCGAGGCGGCCGGGCTCTACCCCTGCGAGGTGATTTCGGAGCTTCTCGAGTTGGCCTACGGGGAGGATGCGTACCTCACAACCGACCGGTCCGGGCATGTGTGCCTGCGAAAGATCGACCGCACCCCCAGCGGCCCAACAGCAACTGTTACCGACCCGGTGACCGTGGGGATCACCGAAGAGCCCGAATGGCCGGAGTTCGGCAACCGGGTGCGGATCTCGGCGGCCGGGTCCGTCGGGGGCTACAACGTCGAGGTCGAAACTCCCATCCAGTGCCTGGCGGCCGACGGGGAAACCCGGGCCAAACTCTATGCCCGGGTGACCGACCAGGACGGGCTCCCCCTGGACGATGTGCCGGTGTCATGGACCGCCAAGGCGGGCCTGGTCACCCTCGACCGGGACGTCACAAATACCCGGACAATTCGGATTCCCCTCGAAGAGCAGCGGGCAACCTCGTTCACAACCGTTGATCTGGAGTACCCGCCGGAGAACATCGTCGGGATCTGGGCCTACAAGGACGTGACCCGGAGGCACAACCTGGCCGAGGCGGGCTACACCATCGACGGACGCACGGTGACCCTGACCGAGCGGCTCCGGTACTGCGACCAGCTCCTGCGGATCACCTACACGTGCCGTGGAGTGGCGGTCAATTGGGCCACCGCCAAAACGGCGGTGGGAAACGAGGAGATCACCGCCGAGCTCGCCGGGAACTCCGGGTCCATCGAGTTGTACCTTGGAAACCCGTGCCAGTGCCCTCCGTCCATCACTCTTCGGGCAAATCCCACCTCGATTGAGATCGGTTCCGCCGCCCGCCTGCTGACCTACGTCGAGATTGCCGGGGCTCCCGTTCGGGACGGCCGGATCGTCTACAACACCATCGATTCCACCCCAGCCCACGGGCACATCGAATGGACCCGCCGAGGCCTCGGCAATGTCGGGGTCGAAAACGAGGAGACCTCGGCCATAAACGAGGTGACCGGGGTCACCCAGTGCAAGCTCTCCATGCACCCGGCATCGGTCACCGGGGTGTGGCGGGCGGTGGAGGACAGCGAAGGCAACCTGGAGAAGGCGGGCGGGAATCTGTACGGATCCCACCAGGGAAAGCTCGTGAATCTCACCGGATCCCTCACCACGGGAACCGAGCTCTTAGCCGACTACACGGCCATTGGGGGCGCGGTGAACGTCTACGACGGAATGGCGGCGGGAACGGATCGGATCAAGGCGATCTTGGTCACCGCAAGCGAGGCCCGGGCGGAGGCGGATACAACCATCACCGTGACCGAGACCGGCGGCGGAGGGGAGGACGACCCCCCGGACTGCTGTAATGACGGCCTGTGCGACGCCGAGGAAATCCCCTGCGATGAGAGCAACGTCCAGTGCACCGTGGATCAAGTGTACGCCATGAAAGCCGGAGTTGCCGGCTGCTGGACCCCGGAGGAAGCCGATAAGTGCGGGGACGGCAAAATCTACTGTTTTAAGCTCGGGGCCTTGGGATGCTTCCTCGTTGCCGAGTGCGACAAGCAGGCCAAGGTAGCGGATCGAATCCGGTGCAAGTCGAGTGGAACCGACGGATGCTGGCCCGCTACGGAGTGCGACTCCTGCACCGAGACCGGCGAGGACCCGGAAGACCCGGACCAGGTCAGCCGGGTCTATTGCTACAAGCAAGGGGTGTTCGGCTGCTACCCGGTCGAGGAATGCGATAAGGGCGTCGGAGGGGGCGGCCAGGTGCTGTGCCCTCCCGGGACCGTCTGCTGCGAGGATGCCGTAACCGGCAAGCGCGGCTGCTGGGAGCCCGCCAGGTGTAGGACAGGCCCAAACGACGGCCGCCCGAGGTCGGACGATAAGTGGGACAATAAACCAGGCGGAGACTGCCACAAGGCGGACGGGACGGTCAAGAAATGCGGATCCGGGGAGGCCTGCTGCTCCAAGGGCGGAGTTCGGGACTGTTGGCCCTGGAAGGACTGCGACAAGTCTCCGGATTACTGCTACTCCACCGACTGCCGTCAGAACCCGTCTCCCAACTGCCTGCAGACCCGGTTCGCCCAGGGCATGGCCCTCGAAGGGGCGGACGGGTGTTCCTGCGAGGAGATGTGCCGAAAAGAGTTCGAAAAATACGGCACGACCCAGAACTACAACGAGGGAAGCTATGTGCCGGTGGTGGATCTTGTCAGGCAGCAGTATGGGACCCCGTTCGGCACCCCGGAATTCTGGGAGAAGTACGAGGAAATAAAAGAAGATGCCGTCAAGTCATGCAGGGACCAGTGCACCCCGTGCGAGCAGGCGGGCGCACTGGCTCTTTCCGGTTCCGATGCCGTCACATCCCCGGGAGGCTACCAGTACGGCGCATCCGGCGGGCTCGGTCCCTACCAGTGGGCGGTGGCCGGGACCGGCGCCGTTATCGACCAGACCGGGTATGTCACGCTGTCGGAGGAGGCCTGCGGGTCCTTTTCCGTGACCGTCCAGGATCGCTGCGGCCAGGTCAAATCCATGAGCGCCCGGGTGACCAACAACGGCGCCTGGGTATCCGTGACCGAGTGCGACGGGGTCCCGGCCTACACCCGGAATCCTCCGTGCCAGGGGACCCCGTTGACAGGCTCGTGCACGAAGGGCAAGTGCATGTATGAGTGGGGGTTTGGATGTGGAGATATTCCCGGGCCGGATCCATGCAATGCCAGGGGCGATCCGGATTCCTACTGCAAGGCCGTAGGTTACGATGCGGCCACGTCGTGCGGCGTGACCGTCAAAGAATGGAAGTGTTCTGGAGGATAATTCAATGAATCCGGCCGATGAACAACAACTCGACTCCATCAACGCCTATCTCGACGCCTACCCGGCGGACCTGGTGAGGCAGGCTCTCCGGCGTCGGCAATCCCACCTGCGGGGCGAGAGGATCGCGGGAGGCTGGCGGATCTGGACGGGACCGGAGGAGACGCCGCCAAAGCCCTACGAGTGGCGCAAGGTAAACGGCGTGGTCCAGTACCGGGAGCCTCCCCCCGCGGAGAACCGGTTCCATGCGCCCCCGGCAAGGCAAGCGCCTGCGGCGGCACGCCCCAAGACGGATTTGTCGATGAAGCCCACCGATAAGGTCTGCCCCCTGTGCGGCGAGGTCATGGCCTGGGAGCCCATCTGCCCCGGGTGCGCCCTCGGGAGAATGGGGTTTGCCGGGCGATATGTGTGTATGGACGACTGGTCGCACGAGTTTTATGTGTTGAGGGCGGGAATCGAGCTTCCCAACCGATGATAAGGGAGGTGTACCGTGGCAAAGCCGAATCTCACATGGCTCTTTAATGACACCATCAACGATGGAGCGAATAGCGGAAACGCCTCGGGCGGGGCCGGGGACGCGAGCTCCAATTGGGTCGTGATCGACCGCACAAACGACAAGCTTCTCTTCCTGGACTCCCAGCAGGCGGACGGAGACCCGGAGTCCGGCCCCACCTACCCGGTGATCATTCCGGCTTCGGACAGCATCGAGGCGCCCAAGACGTTCGTGCTGGACGATTCCAACACCGGCCACGAGTACCAGCAAGTGCCCCTGGCCGGGACGACCAACGGGGACCAGTCCGGGGGAAACACCCGGTACGTGTTCGCCATTTATTTCGACGGCGCAACGGCGGGCATTCCGTACCTGGAGGCGTGGAACAGCTCCGCGCATTCGGCGGCCGACGACGATTTCCTGGGGGGCGGCACTCCGTCCAACTCGACCCTGAAGGCGGTCGCCACCACCAACGGGGCCCCCGGGAGCGCCACCTGGGCGGGGACTCCCCTAAGCGGCACCGACTCGCGGATCGCACTCGATACCGAAGCCCTCTCGGGTGCCAAAAATCTTTACTTCAATATCCGGCAGGTAATTCCGAGCACCTTCAGCCCTCAGTCCGACAGCAGTATCGTGCTCACGTGCCGGTATCTGTATTCCTAGCAACCTTGGAGGCGATATGACACTCGGAGAAAAGCAGAGGCAATTCACGAAGATGATCGGTCAGCTCATCCTGTTTGCCTACGATCACGGGTACGAGCTGACGTTCGGACACGCTCTCCGGTGCCCGGATTGCCCGACCGGAAAGGCCAACAGCCTGCACAAGAGCAGGTTGGCCGTGGATCTGAACCTGTTTAAGGACGGTCGGTACCTGTCGAGCACCGAGGATCACCGGGAGCTCGGCGAATACTGGGAGAGCCTGGGCGGGACCTGGGGCGGGAGGTTCCAGGACGGCAACCACTACAGTCTTGCCCACGGCGGCATGAAATAGCGAGGATCACATGGGGAAGAGAGCCCCCCACATCCTGTCCGTCCCCACCCTTTCCTGGCGAATCCTGGCGACCTTCGCCGACAGAACCGGGCCGAGGGTCTATCTCACCCCCGACATTCGGCGGGCCGACCCCGGCTGGGGAAGTGAAATCGTCAACGGGCAGATCTCGTCCATCGAGTTCTTTCTCCCGACGGGGCACACGATCCTCCTGGCCGGCATGGAGTCCTACAACGTTTTCGTGGAGGCCACGGAAAGTCTTTCGGGGCGCGGTGGGGCAAGGATCGAGGCGGTCTGGATCTGCGGAAAGCGGCCGGGGCAACCGGTGGTCGAAATGTGGAGGATCGGAAACGGCAAGGTCACCCGGCAGCGGAAACCCTGGGGCCGGGAATGGGGCGGAGGTCCAACCCGCGGGTGGAAGACCGGAGTTCCCGGAAATCCCGTATCTGCGATGGTCGAGGCATGAGATGGCGTTTCCAGAAGGCTGGGGCCGGATATGCCCCATTACCGTCGAGCATGCACAGGTGACCGGGTCCCCGGGGGAGTACCAGCTGCTCCTGACTGAGGCCAACCTGCCGTCGGAGATGCTCGATTCCTCTGCGGCAAATCGAGCCAATGCAGACGGAGGGGACATCAGGTTCAGTTCGGACGCCGACGGATACATCCAGCTGGCACGAGAGATCTGCCATTTCACGCAGAGCAGTAATGCCGAAGATCGCCAGGCGAGGATCGTCGTAAAACTCCCATCGATCTCCTCCCAGTCCGATACGACCATCTACGTCTGGTACCACAACTCTGCCTCCGGTGAACCCGATCCGTCCGACCCATATGGCCGGGAGAGCGTCTGGCCCTCTGCGTTTGTCGGGGTCTGGCACCTCGTGTCCGATGTAGAGGACAGTACCTCCAGGGGACACGATCTCACAAATGCCGGGGGCGTAACCATCACCTCGGGAGAATATGCCGAATTCACCGGCTCCGGAAACAGCTACCTGTACCATGCGGATCATGCTGATTTCGACATCAGCCCGGACCTGACCTGCCTGGCGGTAGCCTCGTTCGACAGTCCATCCGGAGAAGAACGCATTATCGGGAAGGGGGCCGAGGGTAGCTGGAACAAGAACATCATGTTCGGCGCCGTCTCCTCCAAGCTCCAACTCAATTTTTATGATGGGTCCTATCATCCCGTGAACGGCTCGACGAACCTGAGCTCAGGCACAACCTATGGGTGCGGGGCGACCCGCAACAACACCACGAGCAAGGTGTTTGTCGGCGGCAGTCTGGACGGCAGCCTGAGCTATACGGGCGGCATGCCTGCTACTACGGCCCCACTCGGGATCGGTGCCGAGTACCATGAGGCGTATGCGTGGTACGATCCCCTAAAACTGGACGGAAAACTGCGTCACGTAATGCTGCTCAACGTATGCAAGTCCGATGATTGGGTCAGGACGTGGACCACCAACTACGGGGCTCCGGCAACATTTGCCTCCGCCGGCAGCCCATATTCCCCGTCCGGAGAGACGACCGCCATCGAGGACGTATCCCTCGATCTTGCCGCCTACCACCAGGAGTTGCAGGACCTGACGGCATCCCTACGAGCTCACGACGGCGTAGAAATTGAAGACCTGCTTACGGCTCTGGCGGCTGCCGGATTGGATATCGAGGACCTCGCGGCCGCCCTTGCGGCCTACTATCAGGATATGGAGGACCTGCCCGCACAACTGCAGACTCTCGGCCAGGGCATCGAGGATTTCCGGGCCCCCCTCGCGGCGTTTGTACGGACTCTGCATGACGGCCTGCAGGCTGCGCTGTCGGCCCTGGGGCAGGGAGTCGCGGACCTGCGCCTGTCCCCCAGGGCCGCAGGATATGATCTGCCCACCCTGGGACTCAGCCTGTCGGCAACGGATGGGTCGGTGCTGCTGGACCTGGTTCTGATGCTGGCGGCGACGGACGGTCTGGTGACGGATGACTTTGCCGTGTACCTCGCTGCGATCCGGGAGGCCCCGTCCTACACGGCGCAAATCGGGCAACGAGTCTCGTCCGTGGTAACCGAGGTGACGTGATGCTTGAGATCAACGGATGGAACATCAATCCAAACCGCCGATGGTTCGTGCGGCTGGTAGCCGGAGCAAGCGACATCCTGGCCGAGCTCTATCTTACCCAGGCCGACGCCGAGGCCCAGGCAAACCGGCAGGCCTCGGGGCGCACAACCGGGTTCGGGTCCGGGATGCCCGTCGCCCTTGAGAACGATCCCGGGGCAACCCATCCGGTGTCATTCTTCCAGGGCGCCTATTCGTGGCACCTCAAAGTGAGCGGGCAGTCCGGAGACCCGGCCACGATCTACCGCGTTGCCGAGTTCGTCGAATTGGAGGAAATCAGCCACCCGATCTACCGGAACTCCCGGCTAATCTCCACCCGGGCCACGGCCGAGATAGACGCGCACACCCACGCGACGGTCCGAACCGAACTCGATCTCGGGTCTCATCTGCCCGCCCTGGAGCCCGGGGATGTGCTGCGCCTCAACAGTTCGAGGCGGGGGAAGGATGAAAACCGGCAGGTCTTCGAGCACCGGATTTCCGGGGAGATCGGCGGGGACGGTGAGGCGAAGCTTACCAGCACGGTGATTGTCGCCTCCTACATCGAGCTTCGGAGGTAGGGGGATGCTGCTGGATCGTCTCATACGCCGCCGGGAGAAGCCGGAAAGCCTCCTGGAGGGGCCGTGCTGACCGTGGATTCGGCAGCCGGGCGGGTGCATGTTCGCACTCAGAGCGGAATGGAATTGTGGGTCGGCTATGTGCCGGAGGACGCTCCATGGATTGAGGCTGGCGAGGCGGTGGTGATCGGCCGGTGGGCGGGCCGGCACTTCCTCGTGGGTCGGCTCTCAAAGGGCGCGCCCACGTCCGGATTGGTGGATGTGTAATGACCTATGTGGGGTGGATACCCTAAAAAGGAGAGAATATGCCCACGTACAAAAACGAAAAACGCGAGGTAGTGGTAGCAGAAGTAGCAAACCGCACGTTTGCCTGGCAGCCCGGAGAGACACGGATATTGCCATACATCGTGGATAGTCCCGATCTCACAACAATTTCCGCCGAACCGTACCCAAACCCGTTGGTGGCACAGACCCTGCCGGAGAGTGCCGGGGCCGCAGAGGATGTGACCATCACGCTCGACGCCGACACCAAGACGGTTCGGATCGACAACAACAGTGCGGCAACCCTTACGGTGTTTCGTGAATCCACCGACAACACCCCCGGATTGGTGGTGCTCCCCGGGAAAGTGGAGTACCTGGTGGATCTCTACAACCGTACGTCCAAGATCCTCATCCAGTTCAGCGCAGCCGTCACGGAGGGACAGGTCGTCGTCACGGAATACGCCTACTGGGCTACCGTGCCGCAGGAAGGGGGGACCGGGTCCGTGATCGTAACCGATTCGGCATTGCCTGACGGGGCGGCAACGTCGGCGAATCAAGAGACTCAAATCGCGGCTGAGGAGGCACTGCTTGAGGTTGCCGGGGCAACCGACGATGCCGTGGTCGATGCTGGAGCCGAGGGAACACTGAGCGCAAAACTCCGGCGCATTTCGACAGACCTGGATGCTTTGGCCGACGCCGTAGGAGATTCGGATGATGCCGTGGTCGATGCTGGAGCGGTCGGGACCGTGGCATCGAAGCTCCGACGCTTGTCAACTGATATCGGCGCCATTCTGACCACGGCCGGAGCTACGGACGACGCACTGGTTGACGCCGGGGCTGAAGGCACGCTTTCCGCAAAGCTCCGTAGGCTCAGTACCGATCTTGACACCTTGACCGATTCCACCGGGGGAACCGACGATGCGGTTGTAGACGCCGGGGCAACCGGGACCCTGTCCGCCAAATTGCGCAGGATTTCAACCGATCTCGATTCCGTCATGGATACGGCCGGGGCGGTTGATGATGTTGTGGTGGATGCGGGTGCCGAGGGAACTCTGAGTGCTAAGCTCCGCAGGATCTCCACCGACATCGACTCCGTCATGGACGCAATCGGCGCGACCGACGATGCTGTCGTAGACGCCGGAGCCGTCGGAACGCTTTCCTCGAAACTTCGGCGGCTCAGCACCGACCTCGATGCTCTCATGGATGCGGTCGGGGCCTCGGACGATGCGCTGGTTGATGCGGGCGCCGTCGGGACTCTCTCGGCCAAGATCCGCCGGGTATCGACCGATCTGGACACCCTGATGGACACCGCCGGGACGACCGCCGACACTCCGGCCGTGGCCGTCGAGGACGCCACCGCACGGACGCTTGTAAGCCTGCTCAAGGGCGTCAAAAATTACCTGCACGAGCTCACCCACAACGGGGCCACGATCACGGTTGCGAGCGGTACCAAGGCGGTTGCTGGAGACAACGAAATCATAGCGGCTCCCGCGGCCGGGAATCGGATTGTGGTCTCCTACCTCATGGCGCAGCTCGAAGCCGACTCCCCGACAAAGATCATTTGGAAAGCTGGGGCGGCGGATGCCTATCGTTTGTATGCGCCGTCCATCGGCGCAGCCCTGGTGAAGGACTTCCCGGCCGGGCGGGAATGGAGACTCCCGGACGGCACGGCGCTCAACCTCAATCTCTCGGCCGCAAACAGCACCGGCTACACGGTCGAGTACAGGACGGAGGCGGTCTAATGAGTCAGATCATTCAGGGGTCATTTGATTCGAGATATCTACGTGTTGCGGGCTACGACCAGATGCAGCCTCCCGGCTACCCGGGGGCCGATCTTGGCATCTGCGACCCGACCAGGCTTCCCTCATGGCTGCAGGAGTTGCCGGGTACACGCATTCTCGGGCACGCGCAGTTTGGCAATTACCAGTCCGTTGACGGCTCGATCATGTGCTACAGGCCTCGGCGGTTCGAGAAGATCGGAACCGGCAGCAACGGCTTGGCGGTGAATGTCATCCATCAGGTGCCGTGGAATACGTTCTCGAGCATCACGGAGGCGAACGACAACGGATACGCGGTTGCGAGGGCGTGGTACGATGGGGGCGAGCTGTGCCGCGGGATGTTCGTCGATAAGTATAAGTGGAGCAAACTGGCTCGCGGCACTGGGTACGTGGCGGCAAGTGTGAAAAACGGCAATCCCCTTTCCGCTCACCCAGATCACAATCCGATTTCTGAAATTACGGCGGTAACACTGGGCAACATTTTTGCCGCAATGTTGGAGGCTCCAAAGGGCAGGCTGGATGCAAACGGGGTGGCGGATCCCTCGTCCCCGCTCTTCGCGTGTAGTCGCTTCATTCACGGAGATCTGGCGAAATTCACCCTGGCCCACGGCCAGGCGATATCGAGCATTGCCAACTGCGCCTGGTATCAGTCTGGGAAAAACTACCCCAAGGGTTGCAATAACAACAACCTTCGGGATGTGGACGACGCGACCGTGCTCTACACGACCGATGGCTATCTGAATTGCGGCAAAACAGGGAGCGGCGCAGTGTTTGCAAAAACCACGCATAATGGCCAGGATTGCGGAATTGCTGATCTCAATGGGTTGATGTATGAGGTCAGTATCGGCGTGACGTGTGTGGCCACCACTGCAAATATCGAAGGGATGAGCCAGGCGGCCGCATGCGAGATCACCTGGACCGGGCATGGGATGAGTAACGGAGACATAGTGATGATTCTCGGCATCACCCAGGCGGATTGGTCAGCAGCTAATGATAAGTTGTGGCCGATCACCAAGACCGGGGACAATACGTTCACGATCCCATTTAACTCGTCCGGGTTCGGCACGCCATATGATGCAGGAACCGATCCCGGGACCGTGACGAAGGGCACGTTTTATGCCGCGAAGACTGCCACTGCCATGAAGGATTTCACCGCTGGGACCACACTGGCAACCGATCATTGGGGAGCCACCGGAATCGCTGCGATGATGGATTCATTCGTGCCTCCGTTCAAGACCACCGGAGGGGTTGCGTTTTCACAGCGGTACGGCTCCGGGGGCAACCAGGTACTGTCCGAGGCGACAAGTGGAGCCGGGTATCTGTTGACCGGCCTGGGATTTCCGAAGGATGGCGCGGCGATAGACGGCACAGGGACGGACACGTTCGGGAAGGATTATTATTACCAGTACATCAAAGATCAACTCTGTCTCCTCTCCTGCTCGCCTTGGGGCAGCGGCGCGTATGCGGGGGTTTGGTGCGCGGCTTGGAGCGGCGCGTGGTCGGGCTCGGGCAACAATGTCGGCGGGCGTGCGGCCTGTTACCTCGTTTAGAAAGGAGCACATATGTACCTGACAGACGAACAGCAGCACCAGATGGAATTGTATGGAAGACTGCTTGCCGGGACTGAAACGGAGTTGGAATTAGCCAAGCTGGCCAGGACTCACTACCTAAAAACCAAGATGCGCCAGGCCCTCGCGGCCCAAATCGGGGACTACGGCGACAATATCACGGACACCACTCGGGCACTGGTGCTCGGAGAGGCAATCAGGTTGGGGCTCGTGGATGATTTTCCAGCCGCAATCGACGGATACACTGCTTATGTCGCCACGATGCTGGAGGGCTACGGAGGAGCGGAGGCTATCTTGGGAGTGCTCCAGACCAACGTCTCCGCACTGACGAATATCCTTGTTGGTCAATACTATGCCGCCAAAACAGCAATAGAAGCGGCTGAAACGGTGGAGGACGTTCAAGCGGTGGACGTGGAAGAGATCCCGCAGGAGTAGGCTGGAGGGGTCCGGGTGAGACTGCGTGTCCGGACCCTCTTATGCACGCATGTAAAAATTATGCACGGTGTGCATAAAATCCTCTTTATCCTCACCTCACCGGGTGGATGGTCGGGACGATATCCTCGGAGACCTTGTACCAAACAGGAAGCGGCGGGATCCAATGGAAGACGATTTCCCGCTTCTCTTCTTCCTTTCGAGGGCCCTTCCAGAATGAGTGCCAGTGAGCACGGCGAATATGGGGGACAGGCCGCCTCCGTTCGCCTTGCTCCACCGCCTCGCGTTCTTCCCCGGCGCGCTCCTCCTTATTTGTCTTGACATGCACAACTCTCTGTTGTACTGAAAGAACAAAACGCGGAGGCACGTGATGATCGAACCACTGTCTCGGAGACAACTTGCCGAGAAGATTGGCTGCACAAGGCAGTTCATTGATTTCATTTTCGCGGGGAAGCGCAGGCCCTCACCCGATTTGGCCGCCAGGCTTGAACACGAAACCGGCGTCGACCGCCGGGCCTGGCTGTACCCCGAAGAATTTCCCAATCCCCTGGTCAAAAACGATGCCGTCCCACCCCAGCCCCAAGACAGCCGGGTTTGAGCCCGGCAAGGAAGGAAAGTCATGATGATCGATAGGGCTTCCAAGATCCAGTCTCTCAAAACCCAGATCCTCAACCTGCTTACGGAGGCGGACCTCACGGTGAACGAAGCCAACTGCGTGATCCGCTGCGTCCAGGAAGAACTCGGAGAGCTGAAAATCTGCCGGAAATCGCCTCGGCAGGCTCCGGAGCCGACAGACAAACCGTAAATTCACGTGGAGGAGCTTCGGCAGACCTTACAGCTCTATGTCGTGGAGTATTTCCGGGGGAAGGAGGCGCGGTCGTGATCGAGCGAGAGGATCTCACCGTGTTCTGGGTGATCGTCTGCTGGTTTTTGTGCTGGGGGTCCGTCGGGCTTGCAGTGCTGGTCGAATCCATCCGGGGGGAGGGCTGAGCCGTGTCTGTGCTGTGGAAAGCTTTCACCATTGGAGGGCTCCTGGGGGTGGCTGTCGGGGCCTTCGCCATTGGAATTGTCTGGCTCGTGGCTGAAAGGCGGGCCGCGCGGGAGGAAGAGGAAGCCCGAAAGCTCTTCGGCCGCCGAAGGGGGATGAGGGCGTGATGACGGATGTAGAAAATGCGCTCCGGCAAATCGCCACCCACCGGTGCCGGCGGGATTCAAGCTTGAAGCTAAACCCGAGGCACTGCCGGGAGCGGATCCGGCGCGCCATGGCCCCCACGCCCATCTCAACCATGCTGGATTTCCGGACGTCGGTTTTCTTGCACTGCAAGGGATGCCCGGGTCCGGTGCCGTTTGCCGGCGAGGATAGTTCGCCGCCGGATCCTATAATGTCTCCAATGAGGAAATCTTCCTGGATTTCAGCCGGGACGACCGGGATCTGAAGACGCTCGAACGGATCACTGAAAGCGCCAGGATTAACCGGAGGACCCTCGAGAAGGAAATCTTGCACCTGCTGGAAAGAATGACCGTGATGATTGGGCGAAGGGAGAGTGTTGGAGAATGGATTGACGGTACCGGCCGCTGGTGGACGCCCATTTCTACCTGTGGGCTCGCAAACATGCAGCAAGATGGACAAACCGAAGAGGGTGCCCTTGACGGCTTGCTGAAATAGAGTAATTCCAGTTTCCAGGGATAGGGCGGGGAGTCATGACCCTACCCGACAAGCCGGGCAATCCCTACCCGGTTTCCCTGGAACCCCAAAGGGAGCGCACAAAGGAGGCGCGATCATGACGGAATGGATCACCGGAAGGCAGCTTTGCAAGCGATGGGAAATGACGCCGGACGAGATTATACGAGAGCTGGGCATGCACGCGATCCCATTGTTTGAGAGGTTCAGCCAGGACGATCTGGTGTCTTACGTGAACGGCGAAGAGGTACCCATCGCTCTTCAAAAGGTGCCGGCCAAGACCTACATATTTGGCAAGTCGCTTGTCGCCGAGGCCATGAGGCGGAGGGCCAAGCACGACAAGGACGCCGAACTGCTTCGGAAGGCAAATACCTACGTGTGGGAACACGTAAGGGATTGCCTGTTCCGCCTGGAAGACATCGAGGCGTTGGAGCGGGAATGCCCGTGGCTGAACCCGGGGGCCAAACCAGAAATAGCACGCCGAAAGGACCGAATAGACAAGGCATTAGCCCGTGACCGGGCCGAGGCATGGTGGAAGAAAGACCCTTCTCTTGGCCTAAGGGACATGGCAGAGAAGATCCTGCTGAAAGAGACAGAGCAATGAGATTTCAGTCGAAATTCCCGGTCGTGGAACTCCCGGCGGCGGGATTCCAGGCCATCTGTCGTCTTGGCCGGGATTTCGGCGGCACCATCCGGCTCGTGCGTAGCTACATGGCGGCCGAGGGGATCGATTACCGGTTGCCGTTCCGGAGTTGGTTTAACGAGTCCGGGGCGTTGTGCCACCAGAATTTTCTCTCCTCCCCTAGGGGTCGCTCTTACGATCCCGAAAAGGAGAGATGGATATGAACGCAAAAGATGAGGCTGTCCGGCTCCTTGCTGCGCTGCTGTACGGCTATTTCGGGCCGGTGTCCTTCCGGGTGAGTCCCAAGCGTGAGGTGGTCGAGGCCCGGGCGGAGAGATTTGACGAGCTGCCTCCGTTCTTCCAGGATCGGCACCTTGAAGTGGCGGCGGATCTCGTGGAGCGCCTCGAGGGGAAGGGGGACGTCCAATGAACCCGAGGCGAGATTATGTCGAGGTTGTTTGCCCGGAATTCAAACGGCCCCGTCCCGTGGCGAAGGTGACCGCCATGGCGAGAAAATTTACTGGGGTTTGCGTCGAGTGCCACAACAAGTCGATACGCGAAGCCGCGATGGCCAGGCTTGAGGAGATCCGGAGGGCAAAGATGGTGTCCTCCTTCGTGCCGAAAAACAAGCGTCGGTGCCTCAAATGCGACCAGCCGTTCAAGAGCACGGGCCCTGAAAACCGGCTGTGCTCGGCGTGTGCGCGTCAAAACCGACAAGAAGGCGAAGATATGTATTCAATTGCCTATTCAGGTGAGAGGGGGTGAGGAAATGAAGTGCAAGTGCGGAAACAACCGCTTCCGGGGTCGAAAGATCCGTAACCTGTGCCAAGCCGGTGCGAGAACGTCCTGCATCGCCCGCTGCACCAAGTGCGGGCGAAACGTGACTATAGACGCCGAGGCGCTCTATTCCGAGGGCAAGCTCCAACTGGTGCGGATCACCATGGTCAGCCGCCCGTCCGGATCGACCGGGACGTTGGCAAGGAGGGGAACATGGGTTGCGAGCTGGCAGTAGGGTTCGAGAACGGCACTGTCTGCTGGACAGATGGATTGCCGTGCATTGGCGCGGATCGTTGCGCCGATGTGATCCCGGTGGAAGAAAAACCCCTCCGGACCGGCCAGTCCGAGAGGGGCGACAAGTAGAACAATCCGAACTCATTCTATCTGCAGGAGGCTTTATGTCAAGCACCAACCTGAGCGCCATTATCAGGGGGCTAACCCCGGGGCTCACCGAGCGCGGAAAGATCAAGATCGGTGAGAAGGGGAAAGTCGTTACCTCAGCGCGGGGCAAAGAGTTCCAGCCCCCGCAGAAGCTCGATTATTTCAAGGTCACCACCCTCATGCGGGGTCCGGACGGAAATTACTACCCGGACCTGGACGTCATCCAGAAGCACGGAGAAAAGCCCAGATCGCTGCCAGTGCGGCTTCTCTACGACGACATCGCGCTCAACTTCCAATGCAGATACACCTGCTTCCAGGGGAAAACCCTATGGTGTGTGGGGGACGGCGAAACCGGCCTGCGGATCAACGGCTCCGGTCAGAGGGATACGGTCTCGTGCCCTTGCGGCAGGCAGGAGCCGACCTATGTCCCAAAGGGGGAATACGACCCGCGGTGCAAGATCAACGCGGTTCTGTCCGTCATTATCGACGGGGTGGAACGTGTCGGCGGGGTGTGGAAGTTGCGGACCACGTCGTACAACAGCACCGTTGGAATCCTCAGTTCCCTCGTCCTCATCCAGAGGATTACCGGAGGGCCCCTCGCCGGGATACCCCTCACTCTCACCCTGAATCCCAAGACGGTCATTACTCCGACCGACGGGAAGAGCATGACCGTTTGGGTTGTGGGCCTCGAATATTCGGGGTCCATCGACAGCCTGCAGAAGATTTCCTATGAGAGGGCGCAGCAATTCGCTCTCCACAAGGTCAAAATCGAGCAGATCGAGGAGCAGGCGCGCCGGATGCTGACTGCCGGAACGCAGATCCAGGAACTTGCCGACGATGCGGACGACATTGTGGACGAGTTCTACCCGGAGCAGTCCCTGGACAAACCAGCAGGCAGAGTCATCACGACGGACGACGCCAAGTGCGCCGGGGATGTGGTGGACGTGGGCGGAAACGGCGGGCCTGCGGCCGCCCCATCCGACGTCGGGGGCGGGTCAGCCCCGGGAAACACGGAGCAACCCGGAGAGCTCGCCCCCCCGGAAACGCGGGAACCGCAAGGATCCGGTCAGCCGAAACGGCGCTCCAGGAGAAATCGGTTCGAGGTCGAGGACCCGGCCAACCCGGGGAAATCGACGGAGCTCATCACCTGCGGCTCAACTCCGGAGCAGCTGTTCAAGCTCCGCGAACTGATGCGCTCGGACCCCCAGGCCCGGGCCGCCGTCGATGCCAAGCTGAGAGAGATCGGCTACGGTCAGCTCTCCTACCTGACCGAGGAGGAGGCCGGGTATTTAATCGGGACCGCCGCTCCCGCCCCGCAGCAGCAGCCCGCCGATCCGCTGCCCGAAGTATCCCAACCCGCCCCCACCGAGGCATCACCGAACCCGGAAGCCGCGCCGGAGGACCTGGTGGTCTGCGAGGTCCACGGGGGGAACAAGCTGTCGATTTCCGGCTACTGCCACGTCACATGCCCGGACCGAAAACGCTACGGGTTCTGCCCGATTCTCGGGGAGGATCCCCCGGGTAAGGAAGGAGGGATCCTGTGATCGCATTGTCCTTCTCTCGCTGGGCCGACAGCATGTGCCCGTTCCGGTTCAACGCCCTGCACATCGAAAAGTCCCACAAGGAGCCGGTGACCGAGATCATGGAGATCGGCGGGGAGTTTGCCGAGGTCGTCAAGGGCTACCGCGTGCACTGCTACCGGGCCGGGGTCACCTCGGACCTGGAATATGCCAAGCAGGTTCGCTTCAAACACGAGCAGACCGGAGAGCTGTTCGAGAAGTTTTTGGCCTCCGAGTTCGCCGTGCTCCCGATCACGTCCCCCATGGCACTGGTCGAGCGAAAGCTCGCATTCGATGCGGACCTCAACCCGATTGTCCCGGCGGCCGGGCAGCGTGAGGACGACGCCTGGTTTTCGAAGGATGCCGCGTTTCGGTGCATCGCGGATTTTGCCTACGTCGAGGGGGATACCCTCTACATCATCGACGACAAGACGGGATGGGCCGACCCGGACCAAGACCAGCTGCTGTTCATGGCTCACCTCATCCCAAAATCCATTCCCATCCAGGTTGAGCGGGTGGTGGGGCTGTTCAACGAGGTGGCCCGGGGCATGCGGGTTTTGGCCGTCAATGCCCCGGTGGCGGACCTTGCCCCCATCGGTCCCAAGATCCTCGAGAGAATTCGGGAGGTGAACTCCTGGACCGAATTTCCCCCGCAAGCCTGCGCTAAATGTCCCACCTGCGTGGTCCCCGGGTGCGGCATTCGAGAGTCGGCCGCCACGGCTCTCGTTTCCGCCCCGGGGGCTCCCGCCCTCGCGATCCCGGAGAAGATCGAGACGCGCGAGCAGGCCGAATCGGCCCTCATGTTCGTGCAGTTCGCAGACGGGATCGTGCGGCGGGTCAAGGACCTGCTCAAGGAATACGTGGGCGGAAACGGCGAGGTCTACGCCGGGGGCAAGAAGGCGGGTTTCGTGGAAGGCGAGGAGTGGGCCCCGCGGGACTTGTCCCGGTTCTGCTCGGCCCTGGTGCAGATGGGAGCGCCCCCGGAGCTGGTGTGGCGGAACCTGAGCCTCACCCGGGCCGGGATCGAGAAGATCCTGAAGAAGGCCAAGGCCGTCAACCCGGCAATGGTCATGGCGATGTTGGAGAAGAAACCGACCCGGTCGTTCCGGATCACGAACGATAAGCTCATCTGACGGATACCGCCCGAGACGGTCGCGTCGTGGCCGGTAGACCCTCCCCAGTGGTTGCATGCCGGGGAATGCGTCTGGTTCCGGCGCGGCTGTTCCGCCTGGCGGTGGAACCGATTAAACGGCCCGAATTGCGGGCTTGCCAACGATCCGATGGATTGTCCGAGGAGGGCGGTATGAACTCGAATCTTTGCTGTTCGACATTTCGGGTGAAGGACTTTTTCCCCTTCCCTGGAATCTCGTTCAACACCTGGACCTACGACAAGATCGTCATGCGCCGGATCACCCTCTTCTGGGGTCGGCGCGCCGTCGAGTTCTGGCGGGTGTCGGTGAGCTGAGGGCCCGCAGTCCCCACGATCTGCGGCATACGTATGCGACGCTGCTCCTCATGGATCACTACAGCCCGGCGTATGTTCAGAAGCAACTGGGTCACCACAGCATCACAATGACGGTCGATATCTATGGGCACTGGATACCCGGGGAGGGACGCAAGGATTTGGGCAAAACGCTCAGAGGGAAAACCGAGGTCGGCAGGAAATGCCGAGCTGCCGACCTTGCCCCCGCTGGGTTTGCAGGGCACGCTCGGCAGATTCTCGGCAAATTCGACCCGGAGTGAGGATTAAGTGATTGGAAATCACTGGCAATTATTGGGATGGTGCCGAAGGCCGGATTCGATAGCCTTTGAGTTATTTCAGCAACTTACCCGTTTCTTGCCGATCCAACCAATCATCCGATCCTCCAATATCACACATCATTCCAGCGCTCCGGTCGCAACAATCCACATGCCGGATTGTGGTGGAGTAAACCACAGATAAGACGGGAAGGTTATGAGAGCGAGAAGTCTTAAGCCTGGGTTTTTTACGAATGAGCATTTGCTCGAATGCTCTCCGTTGGCTCGAATCCTCTTTGCAGGCTTGTGGTGCATGGCCGATCGTCGCGGCAGATTGGAGGACAGGCCGAAGCAGATAAAGGTCAAAATCCTTCCCGGCGAGAGCGTCGAGGTGGAAACTCTGCTTGGGGAACTGGCAGCACAAACCGACGCCGACGGGAGCCCCGCCCTCATTATCCGATACGCCGTCAATGGGCGCCGATACATCGCAGTGAAGAACTTTGAACGGCACCAAAACCCGCATTACAGGGAGTTGGAATCTTCAATCCCTGGGCCAAACGAGGCCGATCATATAAGTATGATTGACACAAAAGCCCAGGGCCAGCCCAGGGCCAGCCTCGGGCTAACCCTAGGCCAACCCCAGGCCAGCCCAGGGCCAGCCGTGCTGACTCCTGACTCCGGACTCCTGACTCCTGACTCCGGACTCCTGACTCCCCCTTCCCCACTCCGTGGGATTCCGGGTGATCCTCCTGCGGAGGATACACCCTCGTCCGCAGCCGGGGCTTCGGACGGAAACGGCGACGACCCCAACCGCGAAAGCGATGAGAGTTTTGCCGTTGATCCGTGTCCCCATCAGGCAATCATCGCCCTGTACCACCAGCTGCTTCCGGAGTTGCCGGCTGTTCGGGAGTGGACCCCTAAGCGCCGCAAACTTCTCCGAGCGAGGTGGAAAGAGAAGCCCGAGCGTCAGACCCTGACCTGGTGGCGCAACGTGTTTTTTGCCGACGTTCGGGCATCGCCCTACCTGCTGGGGCAAGTCAATCCCGCCTGGTGCGCAAACCTCGAGTGGCTGCTTCAGCCGAGAAATTTCGTGAAGGTGTTGGAGCGCCACTACGCCAGGGGGCATCCCAACGGAGGCGAAGACGGCCGGCTTTCCAAGGCCGGCCAAGTCACAGCGAAGAACATGGCGGAACTACTCGCGCAGAAGGAGCAGCAGTGTGAGGGACCGTGAGCGATTCTACCAGAACCTCCTTGGCCTCGCCGAGACCTACGGCGAGGAGCTCTCGAAGATGCGAATCATGATCTACGAGAGGGCCTTAAGTGGATTTGCCGACGACGCCGTCGAGCGGGCCATGATGCAGGCAGTTGCCTCTATGCGGTGGTTTCCGAAGCCCGTTGAACTCATCGAACTGCTGGAAGGCAAGCGGGAAGACGCGGCACTGCTTGCCTGGGAGCAGCTTCAGGAAGCTCTCAAGCGGGCGGGGCCGATGGACTCCGTCCGATTCGAGGACGGCAAGATTGCTCGTGTGGTTGAGTTCCTTGGGGGCTGGATCCGGGTGTGCTCCTGGACGGAAGAGGAGTTGCCGTACCGACGCAGAGAGTTCTTGGCGTGCTATGCCGGGCTCCCAGGATGCAACGGCCCGGAGACCCTGCCCGGACTCGTGGAGGCGCACAACTCGGCGCACGGATTCCCGGATATGATCCCGGAGCCCGTCCGGATCGGCGCAAACGGGAGTTGCGATTTGGTGGAGAAACAGCCCCGGCAGCTTATAGCCGGGATGAAGAGCGGATAGCACTGGAGACAAACATGGCAGGAACGCAAGTCGAGATGTTCAGAAGCAGAGCTGATTTGCCGGTCGTTCGTTACGAGGCCGTCATCGACAGCATCAAAACGAAGGCCAACAAGGAGGGCGGATCGGAGGCCACAATCACCCTCAAGGTCGAGAGTTACCACCCGGCCAGGGATTTTGCGGATCTCATGATGCTGCAAATGCAGCACGTCAGCGTCATGATCGAGGGGAGTTTGGTTGGGGTGAAGGAGCTGGAATCATGATTCGCTGGCCAAACCGGGAGCGCAATCGATCACCAGAGGCTGAATTTCGCTCCGCGTGCCTGAAGTGGTTGAAGGTGCGTTTCGGTCGCCACTTCTGGCACGTGAAGATTCTCGGCGGCCTCGGGCAGAAACCGGGCGTCCCGGACGATTTGTGCTGTATTCGTGGGCGCTTCTACGGGTTCGAGTGGAAAGACCCCGGCAGGAAGCCCCGAATCGGGCCTCGGCAGATCCAGTGCATCGAGGAGATCCGAGCGGCAGGCGGGCAAGCGTTTGTCATTGCCTCCTGGGCCGACCTGGAAGCCGCGGTCCAGGAGGTGCCACCGGTTCAGTTGGGGATTCGGTAGGAGGATGGAAGCGACCATGAGGCCCAAGATCCTTGATCTGTTCTGTGGTGCGGGTGGGGCTTCCATGGGTTACCACCTGGCCGGGTTCGAGGTGGTAGGGGTGGCCATAGCTCTGCAGCCCAATTACCCCTTCGAGTTCCACCAGGCGGACGCCATGGCGTTTCCGTTGAGTGGGTTTGACGCCATTCACGCTTCGCCGCCGTGCCAGGCCTACACGCGCATGGCAAGGGGGCTGCTGCAATCGCAGGGACGGGCGAAAGAGCATCCTCGCCTGATCGAGCCGATTCGGGCACGACTGCGGGAAAGCGGGCTTCCGTACATCATCGAGAACGTTGAGGGCGCTCCGCTCATTCGGCCCATTCGGTTATGTGGTTCGTCATTCGGGCTGGATGTTCAACGGCACCGGCTCTTTGAGTTGTCGTTCTTCATGTTGATGCCGGAATGCATCCACACCAGGTGGAAGAAAGACAAGCCGCCCTTAGGCAGGTTGGGAGGCCGGAAGAGTCGAGTTGTCGGGTGTTACGGCAACGGGAGAGGTAAGGGCGACACAGTGTCATTGTGGCGTGCCGCGATGGGAATCTCCTGGATGACACGCAAGGAGCTCTCCCAGGCGATACCGCCGGCTTACACGCAGTATATCGGCAGGTGGTTGATGGAATACTTGGTGACAGCAAAGAGAAGGCACCATGGCACTGGGTATTGGAATGGTCAAGCAGCTCATTCTGCGGCGCGCCAATGAAATCGCGGGTCCTTCCCGGGCCGTGAAGCTGCAAGGGTCGCGGCAC